GATATCTTCTCAGATAATTTCTAAGTATGTGTATGAAGAACCTATTTTTGAAAATCCTTTTAAGGGTTAATTTTTTTTCTTATTGATAAGTAACACAAAAAATAATTTAAGTTGAATTTAAATAAATCGGTGAGATGATAAAATAATATGGGCTTTTGGAAAGATCTATCTACTAATATTGGGATTCTAAGTAAACAAGCACTTCCAGGTTCACCAGTAGGCAACCAAGAAGTAGGTCTTGCACAATTAAATTATAGTGGAGCTCAGGATCCAAACGATAGACAAGCAATTTTTCCAGCTTGGTTTTTCTCTCAAAGACTTGGTCAACCCAGACAGGTAGATACTCAAAAGATTAGAAAACTTGCTCAGTCACCTTGGGCATTTATGGTTCTTTCTACATTTAAAAAACAAATATACACCACTGAGTGGAAAATAACTAAAACTGACGAAGATGAAGAAGGTGACAGATCTGAAGACATCAAGAAAATTACTGACTTTCTTAACAACATCAACCCAAATGGCCAAACAATTAACGATTTGAATTCTGAGTCCGTTACAGATATTGGTGAAATTGATGCTGGTGTCTGGAATTATGTATATACAAGTGATTCTTATACAATTGGAGATCTTCCACTTTATGATGCGTGGGGTAAAGTTATTGGCACAGAAGTCGGTCTTGTATTAAAACCACTTGGCCAGAGAGAAATTGTCCAAGTAAAGTCTGTTGATGGTGCTAGTATGCTGAAACAGGTTGACATTCACAAGAATCTATTAAATTTCTGGCAATATTCATTCAAACATCCAAGACAAAATCCTACTAGGTTCGAGAAAGAAGAAATATCTTACATGATAATGAATTCTAAATCTTATAGTATTTATGGTTTTAGTCCGATGCAATCAGTTCAGCAAGTTATTGAACTACTTATTCAAGGAACCAGATATAATAAAGATCTTTACACCAATAATGCAATTCCTGATGTCTTAGTAAGCTTACCAAAACTTCCTGGTCCTGGACTGAAAAAACTTAAAAGAGAATGGAACAGAAGTTATAAAGGAAAACCACACCAAGTGGGATTCATTAACTGGGCAATAGAAAACTTTCATAAATTAACAGATTCTAATAGGGACCTTGAATGGCTTGATGGCCAGAAATGGTACAAGAAATTAGTATTTGGTGTTTATGGTGTAAGCCCAACCGAAGCTGGTTTCTTTGAAAATTCTAATAAATCTAATGATGATGGTCAGGAAAGAGTTACAGTAAGAAATGCAGTAAAACCATATTTAGCATTGTTTGAGCACGTTATTACAAGTAGACTAATTACAGAAATTTTACAGAGGGAAGATCATGGATTACAATTTGAATATATGCCAAAAGATCATACACTTGAGAAAATAGAGTTTGAGCAAGATATGCAGGAACTCGATCACGGTACTCTTACGATTAATGAATTCAGAAGAAAGAAAGGACGTGAGAAAGCCGAGTGGGGAGACGATCCTTTAAGGAGACCGTTTGACCCAGCTACTTCTTTTACGAATTTTGGTGGCCCTATGCCCGGGGCGCCTTCAAATTCTAATAATCCAAATGAACCTAAAGGTCCTAAATCGCCTGATCCAAACAAAATGTTTAGAAAGAAATTCGAGGCATTTCTAAATGACAGCAAATAGTGTTCCTACTGCTGACGAACTTAACGCAGTAAAACAAGGTGAAACTTATACTATCAGATTTAGTGCAAACACTGCAGGATATACAAATTACCATTTAGATTGGTACGAACATACGGATAGTTAAAATGTTAAAACTCGAATTTAAAACTTTTTGGAACAAATTGGACAAAGATAAATTTGTAGGTTATCTTGCTACTGTGCATTGCATGACTGATGTGTTTGGCTTTACATTTATTATGAAATCTAAAGAAAAGTGGGAATATTATACAGTGATGTCATTTGAGTCAATCCGGAGATTTGCGCAAGAAAATGAAGAAGATCCAATGAATGCAATGGATATGTTTGTAACCAACTATTGTAGTAATACACTTCCAGTACTTCCAGAAGAAATAGAACAAATTAATACTGAAATTGAAGAAAAGCCGGAAGAAGAAGAAATAACTAAAGGTTTGGAAATAGATGCTGGAGATGATATTGTTAATGAAGCAAAAGATTATGCAGATTTTCTATTAAAGTTCTTTAACAAGTTTGAAAAGAAAGTATTAAGTTCAATTACTCAAGATAATATAACGAAATCTATGAATAAGAATTTCGGCGAATTCTTGGCAACTTTGTTCAACACAGTCAATTCAATAGCTTTTGCGAAACATATTAAGAAGTTCATAAAAGCGGATATGGTGGCCGGTTTAGTCTCAGCAGAAGCAGAATTGGGCATTGACATTGGTTTCACTAAAGAGTACCAAGAGAAGTTAAATGTACTCGCTGCTCAACAACTTAGTGGATACACTATTAACGGTAAGCTCTGGCCCGGCATACAAGGAGTAAGTAAAGAGATTCAGGTAAAAGTCATAAAAACTGTTCAGAACGGAATTAATGATAAGAAAAGTGTTGACGAAATTAAGAAAGATGTTGGGGAAGTATTTGATAAATTTAATGACTGGAGAAGCGAAATGATCGCAAGAACAGAAACAAACAGAATAACTAATGAGTCAAAACTTTTAGGTTACACAGAGTCTGGTTTAGAAGGTGGAAAGATAGTAAGTGTTGCTGTTGATAATAGAACTTCTCCAATTTGCTTGAGAATGAATGAAAAATATGGTAATAATCCAATTCCCTTAGATGAAGATTTTATAGATCCACTAACATTAAAAGCCGATGGAACACCACCTTTTCATCCTAACTGTCGTAGTACCATTATATTTAGACCTTCTTAGATTAGCTATATTTAAAAATATGCGATTGAGTTGAATTTAAAAGTATCAATTCATTTCCTATTTCTGATGGATGTAAAAAAAGCTACTCAAGAGGGTTATAGAACTGAACTTTTTATGCCACTTATGAAGGGTAAAGAAGGCAAATATATGGCCGTTTTGTCTGATAATTCTACTGATAGAGATGACGAAAAGTTATCTAAAGGCTGTGTTGAAAAGCTTGGTCAGGACAATGGTTATGTTGCTGCTCTGTGCAATCACACTAATGATGTATTCATGTTAGTTGCAGAATGGACCAACCGAGGAATTAGAGAAGTTGATGGTTATACTGCTCTGATAGCAGAACCAAAATTCTATTTATCAAATCCTAGAGCACAGGAAATTAAAGGAATGTTAGATGAAGGTGCAAAAATTGGTGTATCTATCGGCGCTATTGTTAAAGATTATGATGAAGTAGATGGAATGCGAGTATTTACAGAATTGGAATTGTTAGAAGCAAGTTTTGTTGCAATTCCAAGCAATAAACATGGTCGTGCCATGGCTGTTGCAAAGAGTTTCAATAACAAAAAAACGGAGGAGAAGATGGAAAAAGAATTTACTAAGAAGGATCTTGATTCTGCAATTGAAAAGAAAACTGAAGAGTTAAATGTAGATTTCAAAAAGCAATTAGAATCAAAAGAAGTTGAAATTACTAAACTTAAGAAAGACGCTGAAGAAGCGACTGAAGCTAAAGAAGAAGCTGAAACTAAGACTGAGGAAGCAGAAGCTAAGGTGGAAGAAGCAGAGACTAAAACTGAAGAAGCTGAAGCTAAAGTCGAAGAGTCTGAAAAGAAGCTGAAAGAAACTAACAAAACAGCGTTAGATAAACAAAAATTTGCTGATGAAGGAACTGATGCAGACAAAGCTATTGACATCGAAAAAGAACTGAAAGATGGCAAATTACCTATAATGAAAGGTTAGGAGGAAAAAATGGAAACTATGTTTAAAGATTATGAAGAAGGTTTCAGTATTGAAAAGTGTCGATCTCGATTTGATGCTGGAAATATTGAAAGAGACTCTTTTGGTGGTTTTTCTAAAGAGTATTACAACCCACACAAAGGAGTAGATAACAGAACTGCTATTGCAAGGAAAACTTATGAATTGAATAAAGCATCAATCGATTCTCAAACAGGTGGTGCTGGAACTGCGGGAACTGCATTAGTACCGGTATACCCAGATCCAAACATTGTAAATAGAACTATCAAAATGACTCCTCTTAGGAATATGACCTCAAGAAGGGCAATGCGTGGTTTGACTTACGATTATATTCCACTAACTGCTAAAGGTGGCGCATATTGGGCTGCAGAAAACGGTGCTTTGACTGAAGTTACTGATACTTATGATAGAATAAGTGTAGCAGTAAAGTTCTTGTATGCTAAAGGATTAATTTCCGGACCAGCAATTGCAGGAATGAGAGGTTTTATAGATCCTACTCAGTTAGACCTTGGAGTTAAAACTGATTCTATTTATGAAGCTGAAGAAGATGCGTTAATTAACGGCGATGCAACTACGAGTCCTTTAGAACCTAGTGGTATGATCAAGTTAATTACAACCAATACAACTAACCGTGCTGGCGGACTTCCAACATTACCATTAATTAGAGCTGAATTGGCAACAACTTTCAATGCGAAAGGATTCCCAACTCTTGCTATAACTGATGCAACAACTCATAACTATGTTAAGGGTTTGTTAATAGATCTGCAAAGAAATGTGGAAAGACCTTCTGCTGGAACTCCTGAATTCGGTATAATTGATGCTTTTAAATTTGATCAATTAACTTTTGTAAAAGACATCTTTATGCCAACTGGTGCAAGTGCAAAAAGAATTTTGTTCTTGGATATGAGATATATTTTCTTCGCAGTGTTACAAGACTTAACTTACGAAGAGAAGTACACTGACCAAGACGGTTTTGTCTATATGTTAAAAGAATATCTTACCGTTGTGAACACTTTTGAAGCAGCAAGTTCACAGATGTATGGTATTGCATAAGGAGGTAAAAAAAGATGACAGCAGTAGTTGAAACTTTTAGAAAAGAAGCCGTAGTTGGCGATTTGAAATTTATCACCATCCAAGGTGATGCAACAACCGCTACCGGTTTCACAATCGATCTGGCGACTGATGCGGCTGATGGAAAAGGTGTAGTTATGACTCAGATTTTGAACACTTTGGTACAAGATGATGCAGGGGCAGATAAAGATGGTACTTTTGACCCGGCAACAGGAATTTACACTCTTGGAACCATTATAACTGGTATTCATAACATAACTTTTATTGGTTACTAAACCAATATATTTTTTATTTTTTTTTAAATCGATGACTGTATCAAGTGGCCTGAGACCGCTTGGTGAAAGCACTTTGCGAAATGCAAAGGGGCAAACTACTCTCAGGGAGAATGAAAAATGGGAAATGGTTTTAGAACAACTCCGGCTGGTGGTGTAGCTGCACCTCCATACACAAACGGACCTTATACATTTAGCGAAGACATTACTTTTGAAGGAGATCTTACTGTTGAAGGAGATTTTACATTTGGAGATGCTACTACTGATACTTTAACTGTTGAAGGTGCTGCACAATTCAATACAGATGTAACTATGACTTTTGCAGGAACTGAAAATCTTAATATTGTTAATACTACACTAGGAAGCGGTACTAAAGGAATTTATGTAGAAATGGAACCTGGTTCTGCAACTGCTGGATCACGACAAGGTGCTCTTCACATTGAAATGGGAAGAAGTGTTGTAATGACTGCAAGTGATGGAAATCCAGATACTGCATTAAAAATAACTAATTCTGATTGGTCAGATGCTGGAAGTGGATATGCCCGAATTAGAGGGATGGACATTAAAGCACAGAATGATGGTGATAATGGAAATAGTTCTGTAACAATTAATACAATTTATGCTACTGCTGAATGTGCAACTGGTATGGCTAATAGTGGAACTATGACTGTAGCACAATTCAATATGAAGAATAATGGAACTATTACTGGAGAAAGTACAGGTATTATAATTAATGACGAAAGTCAAGGTACTGTTACTGGCGATACTATTGCTTTGAGGATTGGTTCAAGTGCTTATGCTATTACTAGAGAACACGCAATTGAAATCGGCTCTGGTGGTGGAAGTTGGACTAATATAATACATTTCACTGATGATGATCATACAAACCTTATGAAATTTGATGTTGTTTCTGGGTGTATAAGTGTCGATGCCGGTGCAACTGGTGCAAATTCAACTCATAAGATTAAAGTTGATGTGAATGGAACAGCAGCCTATATAGCATTGTTTGCAGACTATTAAATTTTTATTTTTTTAATTTTTTAAACTTCAAATAAATAATGGTGATAAATATGAAACTGAAAATATTAGAAAGATTGTTGATGTTGGACATTTTGCCAAAGGAAGGTAGTTTTGTCACCCTTAAAATAGTGAGAAAGTTAAGAGAAAAGGTTTCATTTACAGAGAAAGAAATTAAAGATTTTGAAATAACACAGAACGAAAAAAATGTCTCATGGAATATTAAAATAGACAGCGAGATTGAGAAAGAATTTTCTGACATGGAAACTGACATGATCAAGGAAAAACTCAAAAGATTAGATGATGAAAAAAAGTTAGAAGAAAAACACTTTACACTTTATGAGAAATTCATTGGAGGTTAAAAACAATGCCAACAATCAAAGGACCAGTTAAATTAGGAAAGAATATGGACGATGCAAGTAGAAAAAAGTTATCTCCATACTTATCATTCAACAAAGAAAAAAGTAAAGAAGCCAAGAAAAATGAGTGATATCGAAAAACTTAAAACAGCAAGGGACAAGGTTGCAGAAGTCTATGAGAGTCAGGCAACTGATGATTTGGTAGATAATGGTAACCTTTCAAGTCTTAACAACACATTGTTAAACATAAATATTGCAATTAAAAGTATAGAAAAACAAAATTAAGAGACTGAAATACATGACGGAACGGTCATAAAAAAAGCATGAGGTAAAAAATATGGCAACAGAACCATTCGCAAATGTACAAGGAGAAGGAGTAGCTAAGAATACAGCAAATGCTCTTATGAACAATTTATGGCCACAATATAAGTCTTTAGAAACAACCGTGGCATTCACAAACGGAGCCAATGAAAATGGCGATTTCAACGGAACAGGAAATCCATCAACATTATTAACAGTTACTGGAACTGTTGAATTAGTAGTCATTGCTGTAGCTACGGTCAATTTTGCTGGAGGTTCTGCAACTTTAGAGTTAGGAACTGCCGTAAATACTGCTGGAGTTATTGCTCAAACAACTGCAACTGACATTGATGCTGGAAATATTTGGCATGATACAAGTCCAGATTCAACTCTTGAAGCTTCAACAGTTATCACAAGAAAAATAGTAAATGCAGATGTGATTTTTACTGTTGCTACTGCAGATATAAGCGCAGGAACATTAAAATTAATGGTATTTTGGAACCCAATAAGCAGTGATGGGAATGTAGAGTTAGCTTAGAATGAGTGACAATAAAGGTGATGAAGCATTTATTGAGGTAACTCGATTAATGATTTACAGAAAGTTAGAACTTATTGAAAACAAAGTAATTGAAACAAATGGAAAAGTTAAAACAAATAGGTGGATTAGCTCTACTGCATTGGGAATATGCTTATTAATTGTTGGAGTATTATTAAAATATGGGGTATAAAAATGAAACTCAAAAATGTATCAGACAAAGTTAAACATTTCAAATTAAAAGAAGGTTGGATCTCTCTTCAACCGGGAGAATCTATTGATTTACCTGTTGGCGTATTGGACGCTGAAGAAGGTATGAAAAAGATGAATGAAACTCCTGAAGAACTGTCGGAAGAACTTGTCAAAGAAGTGTCTGAAGAACCAGAAGTTCATCCAAATTATACTAGTGGAGAAGATATGTCTCCAGATATAGTTGATACTGATCCTATTCCTAAATACACCAAATCAGAATTGAAACGAAAACTGAGTAAAAAGGAACAGATTGAACTATTAAAACAATACGGTGTAAGTGATGAAGAAATCAAATCCTTAAAATGGGAAAATAAAAGAGTCGAGAAACTGTTCGAACTACAAAATGGGAAGGAATAAACTTATATCGCTTATATTGGTCATTTCGTTACTAGTTCTTATACCGCTAGCAATGGCTTGGACTCCTCCTTCAGATATTGATCTTAGAAACTTTTATGAAATATATAATGCAACTGCTATTAATGCAACTGACTTTTATCAAAATACTTATAGAGTGTTAGACACAAATTCTACCTTAAATGCAAGTAATGTTAATGGAAGTGAACTTAATGTAAACAGTTCCACGTATTGGGATGATGAAACTTCTCAAGCCAATTTGAATGTCAATAGTTCAACTTACTGGGACGATGAAACCACCCAAGCA